TTTAGTTTTTGTGTATGTTTTAGATAATGTCTGTATAGGCATATTTTGTGAAATAACACCATTATTCTCACCGGGAACGCCTCCTGTTCCTTGAAATAATAATACACCTTGTCTATATATATCTCCTTCAACATTAATACTGCCATTTATATTTATTTTATAAATATCTCCGTTAATATCAACTGTTGTGTGGGGCTGTGTACCAATACCTACATTTCCAGATTTACCATCAATAATTAATCTATTATTAATAATATTATTACTTCCCGAACATATTATATAATTGTTATTACTATTTAACATTTTCCATCCATAATAATTATTGTTTTTAATTGAGTTGTTAATTCCATTTATAAATTCGATTGAAGAAATAGGATTATTAATATCTGGATTTTGTATTTTAAGATTTGCTAATTTACCATAAATATTTAGAAGAGAATCAGAAATATTGGTAGTTCCAATACCTACATTTAAATTAACAAATAAATTAGAATTAGTTCTAATATCTCCATTAACATCTAATAAATATTGCGGTAGTTTATTACCTATACCTACATTGCCATTTTTTTTTATAATCATCTTTTCAATATTGCTTGTGTAAAATCGAAGTTCGTCATTATTAATTCCAGGAGAACTCTCCGCGCTTATATAAGTATCATTATTTACATCTTTAACTCCCCCAAGTGTTCCCCAATTATTGCCAGCACCAAATCCTTCAAACTGTTCAGTATCTATATTATAGCGAATAGTACCCACAATATTATTACCTTTAGGTCTTTCACTTTCAGTACCTTTTGGTATCTTAATACCATCTGTAGAATTAATTTCTAAAAATACTTCGGGATTTTGCGTTCCTATTCCTAATTTTCCTTGATATGTCAATGTTAATACTTCTTTATTAATATTAGATGCTGAAATAATATTATTTCCAGATATATTCTGCTTAATATTCAATAAAACTCCTTTAGGGTCTCTTACACCTAATCCCATACTTCCATCATATGCGAGTGTTAGGATTTCGCTATTAAGATTGGATGCTGAAATAACATTTCTATTTATAATATTCTGCTTAATGTTTAACAATACACTGTTAGGTTCTGTTACACCTAATCCCATACTTCCATCATATGTGAGAGTTAGGATTTCGCGATTAAGATTGGATGCTGATATAACATTTTTATTTATGATATTTTGCTTAATGTTTAATAATACTCCTTGAGGTTTCGTAACACCTAATCCCATGCTTCCATCATATGCTAGTGTTAGGATTTCGCGATTAAGATTAGATGCTGAAATAACATTACTTCCGGATATATTTTGTTTTATATTAAATAATACTCCGTTTGGTTCTGTAACACCTAATCCCATGCTTCCATCATATGCAAGTGTTAGCACTTCTCGCGTGAGATTAGACGCTTCAATTATATTAGTGTTATTTTTTTGCAATACTGTCAATGATGTATTATTTCCATATCCTTCAATATATATATTACAACTTACATATAAATCAGTATATAAATCCAAATTATACTTATTCTCTAATTGTTCTGATTTATGTAAAATCAAAATATCATTAATTACATTAGACGCTAACATATCTTTTACATAAAAAAACTTGTAATCTATAAATTTGCTACTAGAGTAACAGTTAATCTCCAAACCATTAGAACCTAAAGAATTAAAATGAATGTTACTAGAGTTAATTTCGTATTCTTTATAATAATTTGTGTTAAGTTGTTCTATCAAATTATTCCCATTTGCGTCATATATTCTCCCGCTAAATCTTAAATCACCTTCCATATCTAATCCTCCATCAAGGAACATAGTTCCTTCTTTATCAATTTTGAGAGGCACTATTTGATTATTTTTAGAATTAGAATATTTAATTTCAAATATACCATCATAACTGTATATTTCATGACCTTCAAAAAGACTATTATTTCTCTCTACCTCATTAATTAAAGAAATGTGCGGTTTATAATTTTTATAATTATAATTTTTAATACCTATTCTAAAATTATTTGTATTAATAGTTGAATAGTCATTAATATATTCTTCTATAATTACATTATTATTAATAGTATTTCCCAATATATCAAATGAATCTGTTATAATATTTGAACTTAAACGTTTAAGAATCATATTTCGTGGCGTAGAATTTGCGTTATTGTTGATAGAATAGTTTGATGTTTTAAAGATAATGTTATTAGCATCTATAACATTTGAACTAATTTTCAAATAAGCAGTATTTTTATCAAAAAAGTTATCAAATATAACATTTGAAGTAATAATATTTAAATTGTTTTTATGAATAGAAAAAAATTTAGCATTGTAGAATATGTTAGAATTATATCTCAAAATATTTTTAGTATATGTATTTAAATAATTGCTATAATTTTCAAGTAATTTATTTTTAATATTAATTTTATTTTGATTAAAGTCGACATAAATATGTTCATAACTATTATTATTTTCATTAAAAGGGGTGTCATCCGTTGAAAACGTTGTTATAATATAATTACTAATATTAAAATAATTACTATTATCAATAATTTCTAAATTTGAATAATTAATAATTATAACATTAGATGAAATATTTGTCGCTAAATTATATTTATTAGTATATGTATAATCAAAAAATATATTACTATTATCTATATTAAACTGTGCTTTATTATTGATTATTGATTGTTTTACAACAATATCATGTGGTTTTATATCATCATTACTGCTATATAAAATATTTTTTGGTATTAAATTAAAATCATTATTTCTTGTTAATGTAAAATCATCTGTCACACTATCAGAATTTAAATTTAAAGAGTGATTTGAATTTAAATAATCTATATTTAAATTACTAAAGAAATATTGATAATTAATATTGGAATGTACTGTTATATATGATAAATTATTTGATATAACATTTAATGTTTTAAATATGAAATCATCTGTAACATTACTTGATATAATGGGGTTATTATTATCGTCTATAGGCGGTAATTGTAATATATTCTGTTTATATGAACTAAAATATACTTTATTATTATTATTCCAATTAGAAGATAATGGGTCTATTGATACATCATCATAATCTATTATAACTGTACTATTAAACATATATTCATAACTATATCTACTTTTAATTCCCATTGCTACTGTGTCATAATCAGTATTGAGAACGAGCGATTGAGTTGTATTTGATTTAAAATCTTCATTAAATCCAAAACGCGCTCCCCTGCGTTTTTCGGCATCATATTTGAAAGCGTCTATAGTGAAAACATTAGTTAATATAGGTTCATTTAGGCCATTATTAGAAGATGAAACACTTATATTAAATTTATAATTGTTATTAAATTCACCACCTGATATATTATGATAAACGTTTGGACCTTCAGAATTTAATAAATTTATTGATGCTGGATATTCATTATTTGTAATTTGCAAACCATATTTTTCAGTCCCATCAATATGTAATAGAATATTAGAACTTTTATCAGTTCCAAGACCAAAGTGCGCAATAGTACTATTCGCGTCTCCATTATCACTTACCTTACTGGTAAATCGTAAAAAATTTTTATAAGATTCGTTATTATAGACGTTAAAATCTAGTGTTGTATTACTATTATTATTACCACCAAGACTAATTTGGACGGAATTTTTAACATTATTATTTTTATCAAAACTGTCGTCTAGGATTTGTAAATTGCTATTATAAATAGCGAGTTCAATCATAGAGTAGCATATATTAGATTTTGAATAAGTGATGAATTTTGTAACTGGGTTGTCATCGTTCATATTTTTAATAATAACTGGTGTTTTAGAATTTTGCAAAGGGTCTATTACAAGATTTTCTCTAGATCTTAAAATATCAAAAGACATCTCAATTTTATCACCTGATTTGTTATATCCTTCTCCTGATTCACCTGTATTTGATATGTAATTAATATATCTATCTACTCTTTGTAAGTTTGATGATAATAATTTCATCGTAAAATTAAAATTACATCCTTCATTATCTAAAATATTTATATTACCATGAACATTTAAATCGCCATAAATTGTCATAGCAGACTTGTCTTCATAAGACACTTTAGGATTATTAACATCAATATGATATTTACTTGTCGCTGTATCATAATAAAAAGACATACCATAGGATGTTGGCTCGATTGTTTTATTTGTGTATCCTATTTGTAAAGGTCCAATGCGCATATAATCTCTCGCATCTAGGTCATTATATTTATGATTTTTATAAATAAACCATTTTTCTTTATTTCTATCTTGTTCTATATCTCTATCATATTCACATATATCAATACCGCTATAATCGGCATTATTAAAAAGACCTCCTCCTCGTACCCCCCTATAAATGCGTATTGTAGAATAATTATAATCATTTGTAAATAAGTTTCTTACTTGTAGAGGAGCGACGTTTTGTTCTCCATTCCAACCTATAGATATGTTTTTATTAGTATAAAAACTGTCTTCAGAACTCGCTTTTTGGAGAGTTTCTAATAATATATTATTCTGATAATATAAATCAGCATTGATACCTTTTTTAACATTTAAACCTCTCATATCAGAAGAAAAAGATAGAAGTTCATTATAGTTAATACAAAATTTATCTGTTGATGTATCATATAAATTGAAAAAGTTTTTATCATTATTATAAGAGAAAATTTTTGTTCTTTTAATACTATTATTTTGAGAAATATAATAATCATTTGCAGCAACAATACCATTGATATCTAGTGAAAACATGTTATTGGGATTTAGTTTATTAATACCAACCTTTCCATTTAGCAGAGATAATGTAGGAGGTGTATTTTCTAAATTAGGAAGATATCTATTCGATGTTAATATAGATATGTCACATGATGGATAAAAATATATATTATTATTTTTCCCTGTTACTTTATTTGTATTAAATATTAAACTATTGTCGTTATAATCTAGGCGCGACAATCTACCTATATTAGCGATATACTCTTTATTTTCCAATTTGTTTTTCAAAAATATATCAAAATTATTACTTGTACTTCTATCATTTTTAATAATATTTAGGATACCGTCAAATCCGTCACTATCTGTAAGACCCAATGCCAACTTATTTGGAAAATTAACATTACAGTTGGCATCAAGAGACGCTATATTGCTACTAACATAAACGAATAAATAATTGCTTCCATCAACTACAGTTTCATAGTTTCCTGTAAAAGTATCTGTTAAATTAAGTGGAGTTACGCGTTTATTATTAATAAATAAATCGTTTGTTATATTTAATTTATTTACATTAATATTTTCTACATTATCAAAATCTACATTATTATTAAAAGCTACTGTTCCATCAAATTTTGAATGATTTAAAACATTTAAAAAATTAGTTGTTAAATTGCTCTGTATTGTCGCGTTATTATTAATAATTATATCTTTAGTAGTTAATTCATTTACGACTGATAAATTATTATTAAATCTATAAGAAGGATCCGTAAAATCTCCACCATTTATTTGCGTAGCGTTAAGAACGCCGACGCCTGATGAGCGAATATAAATATCGTCAAGATGTCTATACGTTTTCGTTATAAAATCGTATAATAATATATCATCAAAAGTAGATAATCCCTTAACTTCTAATTTGGATTTAACATGTAATTCAGTTTTATTAGTAATATTGTTTATGAAACTCTTTTTATTGTAAATTTTGAGAGTTGTATAATTAGTTCCTATACCGACATTATTATTCTCATCAATAGTCATGGCAGGAATATTACTAATGTTATATGTTGGCACCGCTTTAGTTCCATATGCCATATTAATATCTTCAGATGATCTGCTGACATGAAATTCTAGGGGAACACCTTTAGTTGTAGAAATAATCGCCGGAGATGTATTGCTTCCGCCAATTATGCCCATACACATTTTAGCCGGTTCTTCGCTATTATTTGTATCATTCTTTATGGCGATATGCATGCTACTAAATTTATTATTTGGAGTTGATACAATGTTAAGGGGGTGGGTATTTTTATAGGTATCAACATGACCTCCGAACGTTACGTAGTTTGGAGTAAAAATGTTTTTAACATCATAATTAATATCATATAAATTACTATAATTAGTTATATATCCTGTTTGAAATGGTTGAGATACTACGAGGTCATTTGTTTTAACAATAAACTCCTTTATTAAATTGCAAGTTATAGGGTTCGCGTCATCAATTCTAATATTACTTAATTCTAAACCGGCTGCTTTAATAATACCTGAACAATAAATGTTTTTATCAACATATAAAGAAGTATCGTGAGTCAAATTATTGCGCGCTAAATTTCTTGACGCATTAACCGAAGTACCTTGACTATTAACAATAAGAGACCATTTGGTATTCGAAGTATCAGTATAATACGTTTTCTCTCCTACAACTAAATATTCTTCGCTGGTTAAATCTAATTTATTGATATTACTCGCTTCACCATCGTTATTTAATTGAAACCCAATAGCAACCGAATCTAGTTGTATAAGAGGGGCTGTTATATCATTAATTGGATAACTCATTTATTATCTTATTCTATTTAAAAGAAAAATACATTTAATATTTATATATATAAAAAATGATTATAAGATTTAAGTAATCATTAATATTTAAGATGAAAAGAATTGATAATATCCACAATAAAACTATGGAGATTGATATAGATAATCAACCATATAACTCTAAAAATATCTTGTTAAATGAGGAGGATTTATATAGTCTATTAAAAAATAATGGGTTATCAAATTTAAAAATTAAAAATATTAATTTATATCGTGTTGCGTTCGTTCATAAATCGTATTGTACTATGAAAAATATAGACTTTAATAAAAGTAATGCGAATTGCCCCAGCGATTGTCTGCCTTTACAAGATATGTCTTATGAAAGATTGGAGTTTTTAGGAGATTCGCTATTGGGTATGATTGTCGCCAATTATTTATATAACAGGTTCCCGGATCAAAACGAAGGGTTCTTATCAAAAATTAGGACAAAGATTGTAAATGGAAAAATGCTAGGTTATTTATCTGATAAAATAGGATTACCGAAATTCGCTATAATTTCAAAACAGGTCGAAGAATCGGGGGGTAGAAATAACTATAAAATAATGGAAGATATTTTTGAAGCATTTTTGGGAGCATTATATCTAGATTTTCAGACAGATAATGATAATGTTATTATTCCTAATATCAATATTAATCCAAGTTCAGGCGCAGGATATTTTGTAGTCGAATCATGGCTCATATATATTATAGAGAATTATATAGATTTTTGCGAACTTATTAGAATTAAAAATAATTACAAGGATATGTTGGTATCTCATATGTTACATTCTTTACAAGACGCGCCGCAATTCAAGGAATTAAACGTAGTTGTTAAAGATAATGTTAGGATATTTACATATTGTATTAAAGATAAGAACGGAAGTATTATATCTACTGCCACAGGAAATACAAAAAAAGAAGCGGAAAACAATGCGTCAAAAGAGGCACTCGTATATTACAAAGTAAATATTCAAGAATATAATTCGCATATATAAGAAAATATATATATTTCCATATATCATATCTTTAATATTAGAATATGAATATTACGCATTTAGTTTTATCGGGAGGAGGTATGAGGGGCGTAATATTCGTCGGAGCATTAAGATACATATATATAAATAATATAAATAAAAATATAAGGCATATCGCGGGATGTTCTATAGGCGCGCTGGTCGGATTAATGATTGCTTTTAGACTGACAATCGAGGAGATGGAAGAAATATTATATAACTGTAAGGACGATAACGAATTATGTTATTTATCGATTAAAAAATATATCAGATTAATAACAGAATATGGTTTATTTAATACTGAATTATTGATTCAACATTTAAAAAATGTAGTAAGAAGAAAATACCCGGATATGTGTATAATAAACGAATATAATACATTTGATATTTCGGAAACTATTACATTTATGCAATTATCAAAAAGTTTTGGGATTAATATGTATATGTCATGTACTAATATAAATACATGCGATAACGAAATTTTTTCTATTGAAAATACGCCGGATATTTGCGTATATAAGGCGTGTTGTGCTTCTATGGCGATTCCTCTATTATTTAAACCTATAAATATAGGCGAATATTACTATTATGATGGCGCCCTGACTAATAATTTTCCAATAAAAATATTTATCAATGTTCCGAGAGAGAATATAATGGGAATGATTTTATATAATGAAAAAAAGATTGTGGAGCCAGTTAAAAAAATCAATTTAATATATATAATCAAGCAATTGATGACAATATTAAATACTTTGAGGGTAAAACAGGTATTATTAAAAGAACTCCAAGATAATAAATTTACAGATTATTATAATCCGAATAATCTAATTTTACAAAGCGCTATGAATATTACATTAAATAGGAAAGGTATGAGATTACATATTACAAAAACGGAAATGGATGATATGATATATGCCGGTTTTGAAACGATGACGAAATACATAGACGATAGACGGAAAAAATATGTTGATGATAATGAGGTGCGTACTAAAGATATTTTATAACATTAATCTTTAATAAATATTTTTTTATTGATATAGTAGGGTTTTTTATTAATTATTTTAGCGCCGGCAGGTAATTTATTAACGAAAATGTTGTTAGGTGCTTTTAATAAAAACGGTATAATTATATTAGTTAAATTTTCTAAAAACAGCATATTATTCTTTGTATTTATGCCATTTTCATATACTAATTTTTTAAATGATTTCGCAAAATTCCCTACATTGTCTGAAGGCAAATTGTAATCTACTGAAATCCATGATTTAGGTTCTATTTTCTTATTTCTAAATGCGTTAATAATTCTAACGTAATCCGCTTCTATGGCCGAGATATCTCCGGATTTAATTTTTTTAGCGAAACCGAAATCATAAATATACATAGTATATTCACATGATTTTAAATAATAATTTACACCATATATGTTATAATGATGATAACTTTTGCTGTCGACATCGTGGTTAATATGATATAAAAAATTACCCCAATGACAATCGCCGTGAATAAATCCTAAATGATGGAATGTAGATATTGACAAAATGATTTGCGCGAACACATTATATAATATATTATCATTTTTAAGAAATGTTTTATTATTACACAATTGTTTCAGGTCTCCGCGCGCAAGTTCATTTAATAAAACATAATATTTTTTGCTTATTATAATATCAGGTAGATTTTTGCTAGAAACTTTGTCGCATAAAATGACTTTATAAGTTAAAATAAAGTGCCTTGATATCATATTTTTAATAATTTGGTCGGTTATTTTTAAATTAGTATTTGCTTCAAACATATTGACGCTATTATTAATCATAATTTTAGACGCGATAGGATATCTGCCTATTTCATTTTTAATAGATGCTATATAAATATAACCATATTTGCTTATAGAACCGAATTTTTTAGTAAGGAATACTATGTCGCTGATACTATATCCTTTAACATCGTCCTTTTTACTAGAATTAATTGAATATTCTTTTAGACATTGCTTCGCGTTAATATTTTTCAATCTATTTACTATATGATTGTAGTAAAAAATTCTTTTATCCAAGTTATATTTTAATGTTTTGTTTTTAAAATATTTAATCAGTGTTTCGGGTAATTTTTTAAATTTTTCATTATTATTGATTAATGTATTATTAATAGTATTTGAAAAATTATTTTTCGCCGATATATTCTGCGTATTATACATATACGACTGCGACATTATATATCCTTCTACTTATAATACAATATTCTAATATAATATTATAATAGATTTAATGAATAATAGGGAAGAAAAAGGGTCTAAAATAGAACCTTACATATTTATAATAGATTTAGATGGTACCATTATAGGCGATTGTAATTATCAGTGTGATTTATATAATATTATTGAATTAATAAAAAAAAATAATATAAAGGATTTAAATAAGTATAAAACGCTGTGTAATAATTATTTAAAAGATAGTTATTCTAATAAATCTCTTCTAATAAGACCGCATTTTTTTACATTTATTAACGCGATGAAAAAACTGTATCCTTCTTGCTATTTTTATATTTATACAGCATCGGAGAAGAAATGGGCTAATAAAGAAATCGCTATAATAGAAAATAATAATAATTTTAAATTCGATAGACCTTTATTTACGCGCGACAATTGTATTATAGATAATCATGGTAATATTAAGAAATCTGTTGCTAAAATATTACCATTAATAAGTAAAAGTATAAAAATACCTAATAATTATGATATTAGCAAGAGATTATTGATAATAGATAATAATCCGACATTTGTAGATTATACGGATAATTTAATAATATGCCCGTCTTATAATTATACGAAATTTTATGATTTGCGCGAATCTTTACCGAATTATAATCATAAATGCGAAGATTTGAAAAGATATATGGATAGATTAATAAAAGAACAGAAAATAAGTAAGATATCTAATAAGACTACAGAAGGTTTAGAGAAATTATATAAATGGTTATATAAAAAATGTAAGAGGATAAATAAATATAATTCTAAATATAATAATGATACGTTCTGGAAGGATTTAATAGCACTTATAAAACATTACAATATTACTTCATATACCCCAAAAATTGTAGCGGAACTCCAAAAAAGCATTACGCGACATTCTTAATGATATATTTTGATATAAAATTATAATAATATATATAATAATGATATGATATATATAAGTTTTGATATTGGTGTTAAGAATTTAGCGGTATGTATAATAAGAAAAACTGAAATATTAGAAATACTAGATTGGCGTATAATTGAGTTGGCATCATCGAAAAAAGAGATTAAGGGGATTGAGGATATATCTGAAAGAATATATATTGAGATGGATAATATAATAGGCGGGCTTAAGAATATGAATATAAATATGATAGAATATGTTTTAATAGAGAATCAGCCTTCAAATTTAAATGGGATAATGAAGACGATTCAGCATATAATATATGGTTATTTTAGTTTAATTAAATATTGGGACAAAGAGGTGGGAAGTGTAGTTCTCGTAAACGCATCATTAAAAACGAAAAATCACAAATATATAATAAATATTGAACCCAAAGATAAACCGGACGCCAAGAACAAAAAAGGGTTTAGGCGTGATAAATATAAGAATAACAAGATGTTAAGTATAGAATTGTGTCGCGAATATATCAGCGATAACGAGCAATTAAAGAAGAGATTTAATGAAAACAAGAAGAAGGATGATTTAAGCGACGCATGTTTACAGGCGATATCATATATTAGAAGTAATACTAAAGATGATATGTTAGATAAATATAATAAAATATATATTAGTGATATCTGGAGTAATGAAGATAATAAGGGGGCGAATTGATATATTTGATTATAAAAACACAGGCAGATTATTTTATGACGCGTGGTTATCCTGGTTAATGCTAAAAAACAAGGTATAGTTTATTTTTATATGATGCGTATTAATAAACATTAAAATATTATAATAGATATATAAACATTTGATACCCAAATAAATATATAATATGACATTACTATCAAATTTTAATAATAGAAATGATGATTTAATAGAGTTGAATAAGGATAGTTTCAATACACAATCCTTTAATTTTAATATACCTTCTAATAAGCAATCTAATATTGGTATAAATAACGAATTATTTAATAGAAAGAAAATAAGCGATGATGTTATATCTATATCATCCGGAGGTTCTTCAAACGGAAGTTCGTCGGGCGGTAAAAAGAACTATATGAAAAATATAGGAAACATATATCGCAATAAAGATAAGGTAGGGAGAAGTTCGCGAGTAGAAAGAGAAACTGATAGTGAAAGTGATGGTGGTAAAAGTCTATATAGTTCAAAAAGTTCTCATAGCGGTAAAAATAAGAAAAAAAATAGATATGATGATGATGTAAGTGAAGCGAGTGGAACCAGCGAGGATACGCGTGATAGCGACGGGAGTGATGGGAGCGATGGGAGTGATGGGAGTGATAGAAGCGATGGAAGCGACGGGAGTGATGGAAGCGGTAGTGGTAGCGGAGATGACCGAAATAAAAATGATTATAGAAAAAATAAATTTTTAAGTCCTAAAGAAATAGTTAAAAATGAGATAAATGAGAAGAGGGAGATAATTTATCAGTTAGACAGACTAGAGTCGAAGGGATTCAAGATACCTTTTAAATTCAATATGAATTCTGATATTGAAGAGATGAGGACTGAATATAATAGAATTATAAGAGAAAAGGAACTTGACGGAAGTATTAGATTTCAGCAAAAAATGTTAATGGCATTTATTTCGGGAACTGAATATATAAATGGAAGATATGATCCGTTGTCTATTAAATTAGATGGGTGGTCAGAACAGGTAAATGAAAATATTAATGATTATGATGATATATTCGAAGAATTACATTATAAATATAAGGCGACTGGTAAAAAAATGGCACCAGAATTGCGTCTTTTTATATCATTGTCAGGTAGCGCATTTATGTTTCATTTAACTAGCAGAATGTTTAAGGAGCAACCGCTACCGGATGTTGAAAATGTATTACGTTCCAATCCCGAGTTAATGAAACAGTTTCAGAACGCTGCAGCAAAACAATATGTGATGGGCAATCCAGGGCAACAACAGATACCGCAAATGTCTCAAAATCGCGGAACAAGTAATGATAATATGGGGTTATTTAATATGGTTAGCAATTTATTCGGATCTTTGAACAGCGACCCTGTACCTTCAAATGTACCACAATATGCTCAAAATATGCAAAATAGAACAATGCCAATCCAACAAAATGATAAGAAACAGTACGAGGATATTGATAATATAATTAAAAATGTTCATAGCAAGATATCAATAGATGACACGGATAATAATATAGAGACATTGTCTGTTAGCGACGAAGAAATAACATCTATTATAGAAGATACTGCGGATATTCAAATATTAAAAGGGGGGCGCGGAAGACCTAAAAAGGGAACGCGAACTCTGAATATATAATCGCGAGGGCTATACGAGGGCTATATATGGTTTAATATACATGGGAAAAATTATAAATGAATTATGTAATTAAGAATTTATCTATTTTTTCTTAAATTAGTTATTTTTTTAGCGGATTTATTAACAAAACTGCCTACTTCTTTGACGGATTTAACTATTCTGTCAGGGGTACTGCGGAGAGATTTCATGGGGTTGCGAATAGTCGCTTCGACTTCTTCTTCGAATACTTCAATTTTAGATAATAGGTCGCTTAAGGTGCTTAATAGTATGGGGACTATTATAATAGTAAATAACAGGGTTAAGAAGAGGAATAGAGATATCATGGTTCCTATTGAAATAATATCACGGCTCAAATCTTCCGAACATTTGCATTTTTCGTTAGTTAAATATCTTACATAGTCGAAGGCGTAATATATATATACGACAAACATTAAGAAGAATACGAATGTCGCGATAGATAGTAATTGGACTACGACATATCCCATACTTTTAGCTACAGTTTTGAGCGATATTATGGAAGTTATTATGAAATAACCTAGCGCTATTACGGTGAAATTCTTGATAAAATCTTTGTTGGGATGTTCGGAACATTCACAACCCATATTCTCGAGTTTATAAATATAACTGAGAATGATTAACAATAATATGGCGAAAATCGCCTGAATTATGGCACTACTATAAAAAGATAAGTTATTTTCACTTTCTTTCATTGTACTATTTCTTACTCTATACTATTATATAGAAATAATTTTTTTATAATTCAATAATATTATAAATAAAAAATTTTGTAGAATTATCTAGGTTTTTAATATTAATAGTTTTTATTTTATCAATTATAGAATTGTATTTTACGACAGATAAGATTTTATATAATTGTTCTAATAAAATATCGGATATATATTTATATATATTATCATTATTTATAATGTTAATAACATAATCAGCGATATTATCTAATAATATAATTAATTCTTCTGTTTTATATTTAATCCATATCTTGTTAATATTATTTATCACGCGTTTCCATTTTGTATATTCGCAATATAAATCATACTCGTCGTTTAATATTAAGAGATTATTGTCATATATATATTTCGGTGGATCCCATTCTTTATTATTAATATAATTTTCCCATAGTTTATCAATCATAATTTTTAAATATTCTTTATCAAATAAAGATAGCAGATTAGCGTATATATCATTATCGCTTGTTTTAATATAATTCCAAATAATCATGTAGACATCGTCAGTATTGTCATTTAGTCCAATAATCTCTTTAATTTTTTCGCAAATACTATCCTTGTTTTTAATACTTAATTTATTTAAATTGCCTATTAAACATCTTTTGAGTTCTGACTTTTTAGTAAAATCAGGTATTATAATATGAAAACGCGATTTAATCTTCGGTTTATTGGTGTATTTCTCTTTATTATTATATATTTTTTTTGCCCATATCATTTTTGGGTCATAGAATGAATTAAAGCACGAATAAGTATCTTTAATTTCTATCGCCTTATCCAAAATATTTTTGGGAATATCTATAGAATTATAGGTATCTTTAAATTGTTCTATACTAATCTTGATGATTTGTTCGTCCATTATAATTAGTTATTTCAAATAATCTTATATATTGATATATAATAGTAATGGGCGGTTCTTTAAATGGAAATAAATGAATATAAACAATATTACCATGGTATAAGAATACATAAGGCAGAAACAATAATAATGAATAATGTACGAAATAATTAATAAACTAGAAGAACTATATTCAAATAATCTTGTATATAGGACTATTATTGTGTGCGATGATATAGATAAGTATAATAATATACTTAATAATCATAATTACGATGCCTATATATTAAAAGAATATGATAGTAGCACAGATTATGATTCGTTGGATGTGAGGATTTTTCTAATAGAAAAAGCGGTATTTATGAGATTTATAAATGCCTATATGTTGGATAATAAAAATATGGAATATAACTATGGAAGACACTTTTATAATTCAATTATAATTCAATTGGATAATGATATTAGTGAAGAAACAGAAAAAATAAAAAGAGATTATAGTGAAATATTGAATAATAGCGATGATATTATTATCTAATAATAATTTAGAGGAATAGCGGGTAATAAAACATGGCGAAAAAGAGTTTTTTTAGCAGTGATATATTAATGATGATTACAATAATAGTGTTTCTATTATTTGCGATTGTAATATTATTCGCATATAATAAAAATAAAATTATGGAGGCGTTTACTGGAAACACATCAAGTAATAAATATGTGTTAGAATATTACTATATGGATGGTTGCGGACATTGTGACAATTTTAATAATTCCGGTGTATGGGAGAAATTAAATAATAGTTATGGTACTAACATTGAGTTTAAAAAATACAATATGCGCGATTGTAAAGATAGAATAGAAAAATATAACATATCCGGATTTCCTACGATAATTATAATAGATAAGAGTAATTCCGAGAAAAAATTAGAAGAATACAACGATGATAGAACTTATGATAAATTTAAGATATTTATAGAGAAATACGTAAATGCCGAATAAACGCAAAAATAAAGGACATGGGGTAAATAAAGTATATAAACCATTAATAAAACTTTATATTAATAAAGGATATAACTGAATAAAATGGGAGGCGGGTTGATGCAATTAGTTTTAAAGGGTAATATGAGTGAATATATAACATTACAACCACATATTAATTATTATAAATATGTTCTTAAAAAACATACTAATTTTTCTATGGAAACAATAGTAATCACTTCGACCGGTGATAATAATATTGGATTTCGTAAAACTTCATCAGATTTACGAGTTAATTTTAAAATAAAGAGATATGCTGATTTATTATCAAATTTATTTTTGACATTCAATATACCGGATATATATTCGGATAATACGTTAAAGTTTAGGTGGGTTAATAATTTAGGTTTTAATTATATTAAAGAGGCGAAAATTAGAATAGGGGTTGTTAATATAGAAACATTGTATGGCGAATGGATGAATATATGGAATGAATTAACTACAAAAGATAACATAGAATACAATAAGTTGATAGGAAATAT